CAGGCCATGCGCCCGAAGGAGAACCTGACCGTCACCGAGACGGCAGAGAAGTATCACATCATCCGGCAACCGGGGGCACACAGCGGTCCGTGGAGCGCGCGCAAGACGCCCTACATGGTCGAGGTTCAGGACACTCTGACCTCGCTCGACTACACGGGTACTGCGTTCGTAGGGCCTGCGCGCAGCGGCAAGAGCGCATCGGCCTTGAACTGGTTAGCACAAACTGCTGTCTGCGACCCGGCCGACATGCTTATTGTCCACATGACGCAGAACGACGCGCGGAAGTGGTCGAAGGACGACCTTGCAAAGATGTTCCGCAACTCTCCCCATTTGCGCTCACTCCTGCGCCCTGGTCGAGTTAATGACAACACTTTTGACAAGGAATTCTTGTCAGGGATGAGGCTGACGATTGTGTGGCCTACCGCGAACAACCTGTCAGCTGTCACCATCAGCCGAGTGGCTCTGCTCGATTATGACAGGATGCCGGATGACGTTGACGGCGAAGGGACGCCGTTCGATCTCGCAAAGAAGCGGACTACGACCTTCAAGCGGTTCGGCATGACCTATGTTGAATCGTCACCGAACCCGAACAAAGAGATCGAGGATCCGAAGTGGATGCCTCGATCTCCGCATCAGGCACCTCCTGTTCGTGGCATCTTCGAGATATATAACAGGGGTGACCGCCGTAAGTGGTACTGGACTTGTCCCAAGTGCAAGGAAGCCTTTGAGCCTGACTTCCAGCACCTCCATTACCCCGAGACCGAGGATGTGTTTGAGGCGGGAGAATCCGCCGTGATGCGCTGCCCCTCGTGCCAGTTCGACATGCCGCCCGGTATGAAGGAAGAACTGAACCTCGGGGGCCGGTGGGTCCGCGATGGGATGATGCTGCTGCCGAGTGGCGAGATCGTGGCACGGCCCGACATGAAGCCGGTGCGCTCCGACATCGCGTCGTTCTGGCTTAAGGGTCCGGCTGCGGGCTACCAGGACTGGAAGAACCTTGTCATCGACTATCTGCGAGCCGAGCAGGCTTATATTGAGACGGGCGACGAAGCTCCGCTGAAGAAGGCCGTGACGGCTGACCAGGGGAACTACTACATCTCCAAGGCTCGCATGTCCGACCGGAAGCCCGAAGATCTGAAGCAAAAGGCCGAGAACTGGGGAACCTCGAAGGATGATCCTACGGTGCCGTGGGGCGTTCGCTTCCTCACTGCTACCGTTGACGTGCAGGCGCGCTCCTTCGTGGTGCAGGTCAACGGCTTCGCTGACAACGGCGATATGTTCGTGATTGACGGTTTCAAGATTCGCTCGTCCGAGCGACTGGACGCTGACGGAAAGAATCTGCCCCTTAGCCCGTTCTCTGTTGCCGAGGACTGGCATCTGCTGACTGAGCAGGTGTTGCACCGCACCTATCCGCTTGCTGACGGCTCCGGTCGCAGGATGCGGATTCTATCGACCTTCTGCGACTCGGGCGGCGGTGAGGGTGCTACCCACAACGCCTACAACTACTGGCGCGATCTGCGGAAGTCGGGTGAAGGGCTACACCGCAAGTTCGCTCTCGTGAAGGGCGTTCCCTCCGTCAGTCTGCCGCGCGCTTCGGTGAGTTGGCCCGACAGCAAGCAAACCGGACGCAAGGCTTCCGCGCGAGGTGACGTGCCGGTGGTGCTGCTGAACTCGAACCTGTTGAAAGACATGGTTGCGGCCATGATGCAACGCCGCCTCGATGAGCCTGACGCGAATGACGAGAACCGGGGCGGAATGCTGCGCTACGCTGACTGGAACGAGGACTGGTTCTACAAGCAGTTGACCAACGAGATCAGGACCGGGAAAGGCTGGGAAAACCCGTCCAGTCGCCGCAACGAAGTGTTCGACCTCACCTACTATGCAATCGGCGGCGTCGTGCGTCCGAATGATCCTACGGCACCTTTCGTCAATATCCAGTATGAGCGGATCAACTGGGACAATCCTCCAACTTGGGCCGCACCGTGGGACGAGAACGATCAGGTGTTCGGAGGCGTGGCGATTACCACCGATGAGAACTTACAGGAAAGCAAGAGGCGCAACCGCTTTGAAGAACTCGGGGCCAAATTAGCGGGACGCGATTAATCACTTTCCGTGTTGCTAAATCCAAGTTCGTCAATTATCTGTGGCCCCTGAAAGCACTTTCAGGGGCCTTTACCCGTGGACGAATCAACTCTCCGTCTTTACATCGCAGAAGCCGAGGTTGCGCTTCATCGCCTCCACACCGGACAAAGCGTTGTGGAGGTGCGGGACTCGTCCGGTGAGTCTGTTCGCTTCACCGTAAGTAATGCCAGCCGCCTTCGGCAGTACATCCTTGAACTGAAGCAGCAACTCAATCTGCTGCTTTCTGGTGGGACGGCGGCTCGTGGTCCCATGAGGCCGGTGTTTCTGTGACAGAGAGTTTCGAGTCCACGATAGCCGACCTTCTTGGGACCGGCGTCCATGATAAGCGGGCGGACTCCAGTGTCTCCTATGACGGAGCCAGTGTTCTGTCTCAGGAGATGCAGGGCTGGCTGCCTGCGCTTCGCTCGGCCGATGCTGACATTCTTCCGAACATGGACGCCCTTGATGCTCGTTCACGCGACATCCTGCGGAATGACGCCTATGTTGCGGGCGGCTCCACGATCCTCAAGGACTCGATCGTCGGTAGTCAATACGTTCTCAACTGTCGCCCGGCAACCAAACTCCTTTGGGGTAAGGATGACGAGGTTTGGGAAACCGAGTTTCAGGAGGAAGTAGAAACCAAGTTTCACCTGTGGGCAGACAGTCCCCAGCACTGGGTTGACGCCGCTCGCCGTCTCGACTTCACGTCCATGGTCAGGCTTGCCGTAGGCGTGTTCCTGGCCGGAGGAGAAGTTGTTTCATCGGCCGAATGGATCCGCGAGACGATTAAGCCGTTCAACACGTCAATCCAGATGATCGACAAGGACCGCCTCAGCACTCCTACCGATCGCCAATTCGACAAGAACATCCGCAATGGTGTCGAAGTAAACCGCTATGGTGCCCCCCAAGCCTACTACATTCGTCACGCGCATCCGAGCGACTGGTATTTCAGCAACGATCCACAACCTGCACTGATGTGGAAACGAGTTCCGGCCTACAAACCGTGGGGTCGTCCGCTCATCCTTCACATCGTTGACCAACTTCGTCCTGACCAGACGCGCGGTATCTCTGCCATGGTCACGGCGCTTACAGAGATGAAGATGACTCGCGCCTTCCGTAAGACGGAACTTCAGCGCGCGGTCGTGTCTGCCACCTATGCCGCCAGTATCGAGTCGGACTTCCCGAGCGCGGTCTACGAATCCATGGGAACCGGATCAGGGGGGAGCGACAATCCCTACGTCTCGTGGATGGAGGACTATCTTGAAGCGGTCTATGGACTTGCTGGCGGGGCGAAGAATCTGACTATCGAAGGGTCACGTATCCCGATCTTCGCTCCCGGAACTCATCTCAAGATCCAGAACCCCGGTGCAACTGGGCCGGTCGGCAGTCAGTTCGAGCAATCGCTTCTGCGGCACATCGCCTCCGCGATCGGCGTGTCCTACGAGGAACTGTCGAAAGACTATTCGCAGACCAGTTACTCGTCTGCTCGCGCCGCTCTCTCCAATACCAGTCGGGCCATGCGATCGAAGAAGAAACTGGTAGCGGATGGAATCGCCAACTTCGTTTATCGCCTCTGGTTCGAGGAAGCCATGAACAGCGGTTCGCTTGAAACTTTGAAGCGCCGCCGCGTTCCGAATTTTTACGAAGGCCTGAACGCAGAAGCTTACCTCGGAGCTGAGTGGATTGGCGCTGAACAGACCTCGATCGACCCGCTCAAGGAAACTCAGGCTGACGTTCTCGCTCTGAAGAACGGCCTCGATACCAAGGAAGCAGTCATTGCCCGTCGCAAGGGTTCCGATTGGCGTAACGTGCAACGTCAGATCAAGCGGGAACTGGAAGCGGATCGGGCTTTGGGACTCCCCTCGGTATATGAGCAGGATAGCAAGGATATGGTAAACTCGATCAGCGGCACCGAACGGGAGGGGCGTGATGAAACACAGTGACGCTCAGATTGTCATGGTTGATCCGAATGCGATGAATACATTCGCAACCGGCATCGACTATGCGCGGAATCTCACGTCCTCGGAAGCAGTGAGGCAGATGGCCGGAACTCAGTTCTGGGATCCGACGTTCGAGTGGTTGCGCCCATATTCCGTTTCTGGCGGCGTTCTGACTATTCCGGTAAAGGGTAGCCTCCTGCACAGCTTCCCTTATCAACTCGGCGGCTGGGCTACCGGGTATGAATACATCAACGAGGCTCTGAAACGAGGTCTCGCTGACGAAGACGTAGACACTATTGCATTCGAGATCAATTCGCCCGGCGGTCACGTCAGTGGAAACTTTGATCTAGTTGATCGGATTTACGCAAGTCGCTCGCTCAAGCCTTCTATCGCTCTCGTAAACGAGATAGCCGCATCTGCGGCCTACAACATTGCATCGGCTGCATCTCGCATTACGGTTCCAAGAACCGGAAGCGTGGGATCTATCGGCGTTGTAATGGCGCACATGGATTTCTCGGTAATGATGGAACAGGTCGGTATAAAAACGACCTTCATTTACGCCGGCAAGCATAAGGTAGATGGAAACTCACTTGAACCGCTTTCCGATTCTGTTAAAGAACGGTGGCAAGCGGAAGTGGAATCCACCTACTCGGATTTCGTAGCGACTATCGCTCGAAACCGTGGTCTGAATGAAAAGAGCGTCAGGGAGACCGAAGCGCAAGTATTCAAGGCCACGGAAGCTCTGGAGTTGGGGTTGGTAGATACCATCTCCCCGCACCCAGATTCCACTGTGGCTATCGCCACTCTCTTTGAAACAGAGGAAACCGATCAGATGGCGAATGAGAAGCCGCAGATCACTACCGAAGATCACGAGCAGGCTGTCGCCTCCGCTCGTGATGAAGGGATGAAGGAGGGTGCTGCTGCCGAGCGCGTTCGCATCACGACCATCCTTAACTCCGACGCTGCCAAGGATCGGCCGAAAGCCGCTCTTGCTGCCGCTCTGAAAACCAACATGGACGCCGAAGCGGCCCAAGCGTTTATCGCCGATCTTCCGGCTGAAAAAGCCGAGGAAGTCAAGTCGGAACCCGGTGTCGGTGCGGCTGCGTTCAATGCCGCGATGTCCAGCACACCGAACCCGGAACTCGGCGCTGGCGCCGAAGCAGCCTCCGAAGAAGCCAAGTTTGATCGGGTTAAGGAAACTCTCGCCCTCATGGGCCACAAGAAGGATGCTAACTAATGGCAACGGCGCCTTATCGTTCTCAGGAAGCCGGTGTTCCGGGCCAGTGGGAAGAGACTCTTACCGGGAACTATCAGCATCTCATCACCGGGCATGAGCCTGCCGTGATGACGGTGGACCTTCCGGTTGCGGCTTCGCAAGAGCTTGAGGAGCTTCACGTTGTTGGTGTGAATGCCAACGGCGAGATTGTCCCGGCTGTGCGGACCACGACTCCGGCAATCGGCATCATGGTTGTCGGTGCGACGACCACTGCTTCTTCGACGCTGACCGGCGCTCCGGTTTACCGAGCCGGCTGCTTCAACCCCGATCTCCTGGTCTGGCCTGCATCCTACTCTACGGACGCACACAAGTTCAATGCGTTCAATGGTGCCCCGACTCCGACCAATATTATCATCCGTCGCCCTAAGACGGCGACTATCTGAGGAGAGGTCAGCAATGGCACTCGACATCTGGAGTTCCGCTGAACTCTACCAACTGCTCGAAGATAACCGGAGGGATCCGCTTCCCTCCCACTTCCTCGATACCTACTATACAGGCACCCATCTTTCGGAAACCGAAGACATCGTGTTCGGGAAGATCGATCCGGCTGGTCGCTACCTTGCCCCCTTCGTCCTTCCGACCGAGCAGGGTAAGCCCATCTTCAAGGGTCGCAACGAAACGATCAAGGCATACAAACCGCCTTACGTGAAGCCGAAGGATGCGGTTCGCCCGAGCGAAGCTCTGACTCGACGTGTCAGCGAACTGGTTCGGGGCGGTGCGCTTTCCGCTCAGCAGCGGTTCAATCTTCGTATCTCGGAAATCCAGCAGTTCCATCTTCGCGCCATTCGTATGCGTGAAGTGGCGATGGCAACTGAAGCGTTTGTGGATGGTCAGGTCACGATCAACTATGAGCGGGACCAAGGTGCGGCTCATCCCAGCACCGTTCTGACTTTCGGCCGCGCATCGAACCATACTGTCACGCTGTCTGGTTCCTTCTGGAGCTCGGCTTCACATGACATTCTGGGCGACATCCAGACCTGGGGCGATCGCATGGCGGCAGCTCCGTTTGGCGGCTGGCCGGCGCGGCTCTACATCGGGCGCAGTGTCGTTGCGGCGTTCCGCTCCAACACCGGCATTCGAGCCGAACTGGACACCACGCGCCGTGGGACTGAAGTGAACCTCAAGACGGGCCTCATTGCTCGTGCCGATCCTCTTCAGTACATCGGCTATCTTGGTGCTGGTATTGAGGTCTACGCCTACAGCGATCAGGTGATGAACAACAACGGCGACCTTGTTGAACTGTTCGATCCCAAGGACGTGCTTCTGGTTGCTCCCGGTGCCACGGGTGTCCGTGCCTACGGGGCCATTTATGACGCCGATGCCGGTGGCCTGGTGCAGGCCGAGGTCTTCCCGAAAATGTGGACGACCCCGGATCCGGGCGAGCAGTACATCATGCACCAGTCGGCTCCGCTGCCGATCCCGCTGTTCCCGAACCGAACGCTGAAAGCGACGGTTCTGGCGTAAGAGAATGACGGGGCGGCTGTAAAGTCGCCCCATTCACTCACTTCAAGGGAGGTTAGCCTGTGGCTACCTACTACGCGATTCATCAAATCCAGTACTACGAGGACGGCAAGGTTGTCAGTGTGGCTCCCGGCAGCATTGTCGGCGGGCTTGACGAAAAGGAGTTGGAACGCCTCGCGGAACTCGGTGCGGTTAGTTCTGATCGACCGAAGGCGCTCCTTGACGCCCCTACTCCGGTTCACAGCGCGCCCTCCGTTCAGGCGCAAGCGGCGGAAGCGCAAGCAGCCCATTCTCGTGAAGAACTGGAAGCCCGAGCACAGGAACTCGAAGTCAAGTTCAACAAGAATATCTCGGATGAGAAACTTGCTGAACGTATTGCTGAGGCTGAACTGAACTCCTGATGGCTGGCTGGCGGGAGATCAAAGCAAAGGCAAGAGACCTCGTGCATCAGACGTTCGAGGTTCCTGCAATCTACCTCTCGCATCTGGACGGCACTCCACGTGCCGTTCTTGTTCGTGTTCACACGTCTATCGGAATCCCCGGCGAAGACTTTCCGGTTGAAATGGCTGATCGTTTCGAGTTTCAGCCCCGTGTCATCTTCCGGGCAGCGGAGGTTCCGAATCCCGCACCTCGCTCCTTCCTCATCGTGAGCGAAACCGAGATTTATCGACTGAGCATCACGCAGCCTGAGCGAGAAGGTTTCATTTCCACTGAAGCCTCTCGGATGAGCAAGTCGGAAGTCGATGTCGTCCTACCGACGCTTCAAGCCAAGGACGCGGTTCCGTGAGCATGACTGTCATCGTGGTTGAAGGAATTGACGAGACAATGTTCTCGTGGGCCGATGATGTGGTTCGCACGAAGAACATTGTCCGTGCTCTGAATACCACGGCCACTCGTGCTCGAACGAAGATGGATCGCGCGATCCGCGAACAAGTCAACTTTCCTGCTTCCTATCTACGTCCCTCGCAGGGACGATTGACTGTCAAGCAGAAAGCAACGACGAGCCGCTTGGAAGCGACAATCGAGGGCCGTGACCGTCCGACCATGCTGGCGCGCTTCCTGCCTCCGGGGCAGCGGGTAGTCGGTGGCGCGCGGAGTGGTAGCAAACTGCGCAACAAGCGCGCTCAGGCGCTCCGAGTGACGGTCAAGCCTGGCAGCACCCGAACCCTCAAGAAAGCCTTCGTAGTGGCTCTGCGTGGCGCTGAGGGCGTCCCTAACATTGGTCTCGCTGTCCGCACCACGGGCGGACCTCCGAGTAAGGCTTACCGGCCCACGCAACTCAAGTCGTTCGGCCCGAACGTATGGCTCCTCTACGGCCCGTCCGTTAACCAGGTGCTCTGGTCTGTGCGTAATCAAGGCGGCGTCTATGAGCAGGTCAGCGACGATGTTCTGAAGGACTTGGAAACCGAGTTCCTGCGCCTGATGGACCTTGAGGCGAAAGGAGTTATCTGATGCCCGATGAACCTTTCCGCCTTCGCGTTCTCAAGGCGCTGACCGATCACCTCAAGACCGTCGAAGGACTGGAAAATACGGTCGATGATTATGGCCGTCCACAGCCTCACGTTTATCGAGGGCGTGACATTTTCGGAGAAAACGATCCGCTTCCGATCGTGTCTATTCTGGAGGATCCTAACGATGCTCCGGTTATGGACGCCAGTGGCCCGAGAACGGCCGTTGTCGCTCGCTGGCGACTGATCGTTCAGGGGTTCATTCAGGACGACATCGAGAATCCAACGGATTCAGCCTACATGATGTCAGCCAAGGTTGTTCGGGCTATCGCGCAACTTAAAGCGCAGCGCAGGAATATCCTTGGGTTTGGGGACCGGCAACCCTGCATCACTGACATAGAGGTTGGTTTTCCCGTTGTCCGTCCTGCCGATGGGGAAGTCTCCAGTGTCTCGTTCTTCTATATGAACGTCACCCTTCATCTCGTGGAAGACTTGGAAAACCCCTTCCAATAAACACGTAATCTGTTTAAAGCAGAGTCACCATACAGGAGTAAACCAATGGGAACTGAGAATCTTGCTATCGGGAAGGGGGAAGTTTGGTTTGCTCCTTTCACTAAAGGCACCCAGACTATCAAGGACGGCTATCGTTTCCTTGGTAACTGCCCCGACTTCACCCTGAGTCACACGACCGAAACCCTAGATCACTTCTCGTCTACGCGCGGTATCCGCGAACTGGACAAGAAGATCGTCATTGAGTCCCGTCTCGAAGGGACTATCATCTGCGAAGAGCTTAACGTCGAGAATCTGGCGTATTTCTTCAACAACACCGATCCGACGACCACTACGGTCGCGGCTGTCAGCAGCGGCACTTATTCGATCGCCAATCCGATTCGCGGTCGCGCTTATCAGATCGGTGAAAGTGACATGGCTCCTTCCGGCGTTCGCAACCTGACGACCGTCACGATCGGTTCTTATGTCGCAGGGACGGATTACACGGTCAACAATGAGACCGGAATGGTCACGATTCTCGAAGGGGGCACTATCCCCGAAACTGGTCCGCTCAGCGTCAGTTATACGGCTGCTTCGTATACGCGCAACACCATCGCTTCGAGCGATGAGCAGATTGAAGGTGCGATCAAGTTCGTCAGCACCAACCCGACTGGCCCGCGCTACGACTACACTCTGCCCTACGTTAACCTTGCGGCCAACGGGGATCTCGGTTTGATCTCGCAGGAATGGATGCAGATGCCCTTCCGCATCAGCGCCCTGCGCAAAGGTGAACTGGCGCGACTGTACGTTGACGGTAGGGTTCTGGTGCCTTGATGGCTCTCAAATCTTACATTCAGCGAACTGAAACTGTAGAAATTCCGAACAATGAACCGCTCGTGGTTCGGGGTTTCTCGCTTCCCGACATCATGCTTGTGGCGCAGCGTCATCGCTCTGCTGTCGAGGAACTTTTTGAAAAGGTATCTGCCGGCGAGTTGCGGGCGGATTCCGTCGAGGAAGTCATTGCCGACGTGATCTTGCAATTTGCCCCGGTAGTTGGGCAGGTCATTGCGTCGGCCGCAGGTGAACCTGACGAATGGGAGGTGGCGACGACTCTACCTCTTGGTGTTCAGGTTGACGCACTTGAGAAGATCGTCCGCCTCACTTTTGAGTCTGTTGGTGGGCCGGAAAAGTTCATGGGAATCATCCGCAAGTTCCTGGAAGAGATGGTTCCCGGCGCCGTTCGCTGACGTTCACAGAATGGCTTAAAGGGATCCGGGAGCGTGTCAGCCTTATGGTCGATAGCGGCTATGGGGTCGAAGCATGGTCTTATCCGCTCTGGTTCGTCATCGAGGAAACCGGACATATCATCCGACGCAAGGACTCGGAGATCGCATCTCAATCACTGATGTACCAGATGGCGATGCAGACTATTCCTTCCATGGGAATTAAACCGGAATCTACCAAGACAGCGCAACAGAACTTCTCTAAACAGATCAAGCAAATGCTAGAGGTGTTCTGATGGCTGAGAAAACCGTTTCATTCAACATCAGGGCCAAGGATGAAACGTCTGCGGCGATCAAGAAAATCGAAGCGGCTATCAATAGCCTGAATAAAGCCGCATCCAAAAAACAGGTGCTTCAGGAAACCGTTCGCCTGAAGCGAGAACTCCGCGATCTTGAACGGCAGTATAATGAAGTCGCTGCGAGTGCTCGGAAGGTAGCAGGCGGCTCGGGAGAAGGGCGGGACGCACAACTCCAAACTCAGATCTCTCAAGCGCGTGAATTGAAGACGGCAATCGAGCAGCGTCAGGTTGCCATTCACCGGCTCACGCAACTCCAGAAAGCAGCCAGTTCCGAGAACGTATC